TTCTTTAGCAGCCCCTGCAGTTAAGTGGGCTGATAAGGCAGAGAAAGAGTTTGGTCGTAAGTAGTATTTAGTTTACTGCGAGGTAAGACAGAGGCCACCCTTAACGGGGTGGCTTCTTTTTTTGTGCCTACATTTTGTCAGCAGGACAAGGTACACACACCAGGTTACCGCAGTTAGCACAGGTTGCGTCTAGGTAATACCAGCAGATCTCGTAATCATCAAACTGAACCAGCACAGTGAATAGAGTTGAACCGCAAGGACAGGTATGTAGAGGTCCTAGTGAGCGGAGATCTGAGCCAAATTTATTAGGAAGTTTTGCCTTGTTTCTTCGCAGCGTTGGTAGACGGAACACCCAGTATCCTTACTCATCACAGCCCGTAAGGGCTGGTGTTTTATTCGCTGACGCTCATATTGTACTCATACAAACTCCTCCGATAGATGTAACTGGTGACTAACGGCGTGTCGTAGTTCACTATGTGGTACCTTTATCCCAAGACATAAGGGAGGAAACTTTGACAACTGTCGTCGGAGTACAAGGTAAGACGTTTTGTATATTAGCTGCTGATTCGCAGATCACCGAAGATAACTTGCGTACTATTTCTTTAAAGACGCCTAAGATAATTGAGAAGGGTCAGTACCTTCTTGCGATAACTGGTGATACTAGGCCTGGTGATATCTTAACTTACAACTGGAATCCGCCAGCATACAAAGGCCAAGATGAAGTTCAGTTTATGGGCAAGCGAGTCATCCCGTCGATTATCAAAACATTTAACGATAACGGTTACGCTTGGAATGATAGTGAGAAAGATAAAGAAGCTGGCTTTGATTATCTAATTGCTTTCAACGGTTTCATATTTCATATTGCATCCGATATGTCGTTCATACAGTCTGAAGGCAACTACTACGGTATCGGTTCCGGTGGTCAGTTTGCTTTGGGATATATGTACTCTCGTCGCAGTGATAAGTTCTTAGTCCAAGATGAGGCAGCAGAGTTAGCACAGAGAGCAGTTGAGACTGCATCACTACTTGACATCAATACCTGTCCTCCGATACAAATAGCCGTGCAGAAAAGGAAGGCAAAATGATTAACTTTATAACTATGTTTTATTTAGAATTACAACAGGTACTCGCACTAATTATGATGTTATTGGGAGTGCGATGAAAGATTTACTTATAGAGATTTTAAGGAACAAAGATGCGGCCCGTAGTCGCAGTACACAGAAACAGGTTGGACCGTCTGAGTTAGGAGGATGCCGCCGTAAGGTTTGGTATCGTCTTAATGACCAACCTGAAACTAATGAGAACGAGTTAAAGCTCGCTGCCATTATGGGTACTGCGATTCACGCTGAGATTGAAAAGGCTTTGGCTATTGCTGATCCAACTGGTAAAAAATATCAGGTGGAAACAGAGGTTGAGTACAATGGAATGAAAGCACACATCGACCTATGGATTCCTGAAACTGGTGATGTTGTAGATTGGAAAACTGTTAAGGTTAAAAACCTTTCATACTTTCCATCACAACAACAACGGTGGCAGGTGCAGGTATATGGCTACTTGTTAGAGAAGTCTGGTAAGGGGAATCCCAGAACTGTCAACCTTGTAGCCATAGCCCGTGATGGTGATGAACGTGATGTAAGAGTTCACTCTGAAGCATATGATCCTAAGATTGCAGAAGAGGCAATGAACTGGTTGTCAGCTATTAAGGAAGCAACTAGCGCACCAGAGCCTGAGAAGGATGAGAATTACTGTAAGTTCTATTGTAAATACTATGATGCCACCGGTGAGATGGGCTGTGTTGGCTTAAAAAAAGAACGTATCAAAGAGGCAGAGGTGGTGATTGATAATCCCGATGCCGACAAGAACGCTTTGTTATACCTACAACTTGATGAACAAGTTAAGAGTTTGACAACAGCAAGGGACTCAATCAAAACATCACTAGAAGGATTTGCTGGCACTACCTACAGTGGGATACAAATATCCTGGTCATCTGTAGCAGGTCGCAAGCAAGTTGATGCCGATGAAGTGGAGAAACTTCTCGGTTTCATACCATACAAACAAGGACAAGAGACCACCCGTATCTCTGTCAAATCAACTGGAGGAAAATAATGGCCGCTTCAAACAGCGACACAGCACTACAAGTTAACTTCAAATTAAAAGATGGAACACTTGTAAATGTTTATGCCAAGACAAACACAGAGCTAGAAGGACACCTGACGCAAATTCAGGATCTATCTACTCTAATCTCATCAGTATCATCATCACTGAATCAATCAGCAGCAGCCAACGTTGCAGTTGCTTATGCAACTAAGGCACTAAACGCTGCACCTGTTAATGGAGATGCTCCAACTTGCAAGCACGGTCCAATGAATTATCGCACCGGTGAAGGTGCTAAAGGTCCTTGGAGAGCTTGGATGTGTAGCGGTCCTAAGGGTGCGCCAGATAAGTGCGACGCCGTCTGGGTTAGATAACCTATGCGGGTTCCAAAACAGTTTGAGAACCCGTTATGTGCCGAGGTAGACACAGAGTTATTTTTCCCCGATAAAGGTGAATACACACAGGCAAAGAAAGCCAAAGAAATTTGTAGGAGATGCCCACATCTAAGCGAATGTTTAGAGTGGGCTATTCCTAACGAAAGATTTGGTATATGGGGAGCAACAAACGAAAGAGAACGCGGCAGAATGAGAGCCAAGTCTAAGATAAGAGAGGAAGAAGTTGCTTAGTTTAAGCAGAGCCTGGGGTGGAGTTACTACAAAAGCTACACCGCTTCCTGATGTGTGGCCTTCGTTGAAGGCTGCTGAAATTAGGTTCAGACGAGGACAAGTTTGTATGGTTGCTGCGGCACCCAATGCAGGTAAGTCTATGTTTGCTTTGATCTATGCTTTAAAAACTAATGTAAGAACTTTATTTTTCTCTGCTGATACCGACACTACAACAGTTATGATGCGAGCAGCATCTCATCTGTCTGGCAATTCACAAATTACCGTTGAGAATAATTTAAACGCCAGTCCTAAGTGGTATGACAAACACTTTGACAAGATGAAGAACATTCAATGGGTCTTTGATTCATCACCTTCATTAGATGATATTGAGGGTGAGATCAAGGCATACATAGAGTTATACGGTGCTGCTCCAGAACTAATTGTTATAGATAACCTTATGAATATTGCTGCTGAAACTGATAATGAATGGGCAGGACTTCGGGCTATTATGATGGAGTTGCACGATATGGCTCGTCATACTGAGGCTTGCGTCTTAGTTCTACATCACGTTTCAGAGCAGAGTGAGTATGGTCAAGGTATGAATCCACCACCACGCAGAGCTATACACGGTAAGGTGGCACAACTTCCAAGCCTGATACTAACAATGGGTTATGATCCTTTTAATAAACATTTAAGGATTGCTGTTGTTAAGAATCGGTTCGGACCACACGCAGCAGATGGTTCTGTTTCAGTACCTTTGGCAGTTGATTATGCACACTGTCAGATCGTTGAAAGAGATGCAGCACCTGTTGTATATAAACAATTTGACCAAGCATCCATACTACATTAGGACACTATGAACACTAACCTTGTAATTGTTCCATCAAGAAGCAGACCGGATTCTATTGATCGGGCTGTCAAAGCTCTTAAAGAAAACAGCATCTTGTCCGATATATGTGTGGCTATTGATGATGATCAGGCTGACTTATATCCACGCATAGATGGTGTTATATATGAAGTAAACCCTAGACTTAGAATGAATGGCACACTTAACCTAGTAGCTAATAAGTATGCCGACAAGTATGAAACTATATTTTTTATGGGTGATGATCACCTGCCATCAACGTACCAGTGGGATCACTTCTTATCAGAGTCAATCAAGAGTAAAGGATACGGCCTTGCCTATGGCAACGATCTATTCCAAAAACAAAACCTTGCTACAGCAGTAATGATGAGCACCAATATCATCAAGAGCTTTGGCTTTATGGCACCGCCTAAGTTAGTTCATTTGTTTATGGATAACTTCTGGATGTTACTTGGCTTAGACCTTAATGCTATCTGGTACTTTGATGATGTAATTATTGAGCACTTACATTTCCTTGCCGGTAAATCACAAATAGATAATGGTTACATTGAGAACAACTCTCAAGATGTAGGCTCTGCTGATCAGAAAGAATTGCAGCGATACCTTGCTGAAGAGTATCAAGCAGATCTTGCTAAGTTTAAGGAGTCAGTAGGTATCAAATGAAACAGGTTATCTCCTATTCTCTTTACGGTATCCAACTTAAGTTCTTAGTTGGTGCTATAAAGAACGCACAGTTAGCACAGGTATTTTTCCCTGGCTTTACGGTGCGGTTTTATGTGGGTAATTCTGTGCCTACCTGGTGTCGTTCTACCTTAGCTTTGTTTCCTAATGTTGAGATGATACCGGTAGATGAACGAGAAGATAGTGTCGCTAGGCTTTGGAGATTCAGGGCTATCTTTGATCCAGAGGTAGATGTAGTTCTATCAAGAGATGCAGATGCCCGTCTATCTTATAGAGAAGCGTTAGCACATCAAGAGTTTTTAGATTCACCATATGGTTTCCATATTATTAGAGACCACCCAACAGGACACGGCTACCTTATCTCTGCTGGTATGTTCGCTTGTAAGAATAAAGATATGCACTTCTTTGAAAAATTATTAAGTGAGACCACGCTAAGAGATACTTATATGCAAGACCAAGAGTTCTTGTCTAACGCTATTTATCCTAATGTAATGGACAAGTGTTTAGTTCACGACCCTTATTATAATTATCCAGCACCTTATCCAAGTAAGAAGACAATGATCCCGCGCAAGAAGATCAACACTGTATGCCATATCGGAGCAGCGTTAGATGAGAATGATGTCTTTGTATATCGGGCTGACCTTGAGATGTCATTACAGGAATCAGGACACGTTAAATATATCTACGATTGGGGAACAGATGAAGATCTTAATTACCGGAAATAAAGGATTTGTTGGTAAGTATTTTACTGAAGAATTATCTGAACTGCCTAACGTAAGTATCACCGGTGCTGATATCAAGGATGGTATTGATTGTAGAGATTTATTTAAGAGAGATGACACTCAGTATGATCTAGTGATTCACCTTGCTGCTATCGTAGGTGGCAGAGAAACTATTGAAGGCAGACCACTAGCAGTAGCTGATAACTTATCTATTGACTCAGAGTTCTTTCAATGGTGCTTAAAGACTAAACCTCGTAAAGTAGTTTACTTCTCTAGCAGTGCTGCTTATCCAGTATCGCTACAGTGCGATAAGAATATAAAGCTAAGAGAGTTTGATGTTAACCTTAAATTTCCAGGCGCACCTGATATGACTTACGGTTGGAGCAAATTAGTTGGTGAATATCTTGCCCAATTTGTCCCAAATGTATACATATTTAGACCGTTTTCTGGGTATGGATGGGATCAAGATCTAACTTATCCCTTCCCTATGTACATCAAGAGAGCAGTAGAACGCAACGATCCGTTTGAAGTGTGGGGTCCAGGCACACAGACAAGAGACTTTATCCATATGAAAGATGTAATTGGTGCAGTCCTTGCTGCGGTAAGAGAGGGCATCACCGGTCCTACTAATCTAGGAACTGGTAGATCAACATCATTCTTAGAGTTAGCAAAGCTAACGAGTGAGGCAGTTGGCTACACACCAGAGATTAAAACTAATCCCGATAAGCCTGTCGGTTGTATGTATAGAGTTTCAGATCCAAGAAAGATGCTAGAGTTCTACACTCCAAAGATTACTTTAGAGCAGGGCATAGATGAGGCGGTGAAGAAGTTTGGCTAACACAGAGATCACATATCTTAAGAAGAAGATTGCAAAACTGGAAACTGATTTTGCTGCTTTTGCTAGTTTACTTATACAAGCGGGAGTTGTACAGGTTGTTGAAGAAAAAGGCGAGCAAGTATTTAAGGTAAACAAAGTGAAGTTAGATGCCTAACCCAACCTACAATAGACGCAAGGGTGCAGCCTTTGAGATAGATGTAATGAAATGGTTTCGCAAGATGGGTGCTGTAGCTGAGCGGTTGCGCTTGTCAGGTAAGGAAGATGAAGGTGATCTAGTTGTTATCGTTGCTGGTGAGTCTTACATCTTTGAATTAAAGAACACAAAGAGTTTAAATTTAAAGGAGTTTTGGGATGAAGCGCAAGTGGAAGCTAGCAATTATGCTAAGCATCGTGGTATTGATAAGCCTTTCTCTTATGTATTATTTAAGAGGAGAGGAGCGGGGATCCACAAGGCGTGGGTCATCCAAGATCTAACACAATGGCTGGAGGAAAAAAATGCCAACACCTGAAGGTATAATAACTACATCAACAATATGGACAGAACCACAAGAAGTGGTTGAAGAGATAACACCAGTAGTAGAGGAAGAGGTTAAGGAAGAAGAATGATTTGCGAATTATGTAAGTCCGGTGGTGAGCTGAATAAGATTGGTCAGTTCAAACGCGCTGCTAATATGCACAAGAAATGTAAGGAGGACTGCAATTGTCAACACAAGACTGGTCCAGAAGTAGGAAGCAACGGAAAGGTTTTAGCGGAACCTCTGCGAACTCAGTACCCATTGGAGTAATAGTTCGGTTCTATGGGGGAGAAGTAAGGGAAGGCAAGAACGTATCAGTTAGGTGTTGTGTTCATAACGACACTAGGAAGTCAGCAGTAATTGATACAGTCAACAATCTTTACTTCTGCCACACCTGCGGAGTAGCAGGTAATGGCGTTAATATAATTACACATAAGGAAGGGTTAGAGTTTAAAGATGCAGTCAAACGAGCAGATGAAATCCTTGCTGGTAGCGGCGAACCAATACGCTCAGGCAATAACTCCGGAAACTCTCGCCTATCTAAACGGACGTGGAATCTCTGAAGAAGTTGCTGCTCTCTATTCTTTAGGCACAGTTACTGATCCGATACCAGGCCACGAATACCAGACAGGTTGGTTATCGATACCATACATAACCGCACTTGGTCTTTGTGTTGGCTTTAAGTTTAGAAGATTAGATGAGGGCAAGCCTAAGTATGGCTCACCTCTAGGTCAGAAGGCGCACCTATATAACGTATCTGATGTATGTAAGTTAGCTTCAAGGATTGTAGTTTGTGAAGGTGAGTTAGATACTGTAATAGTTTCTGGTGTACTTGGTATGCCAGCAGTAGGTGTACCTGGTGTTGCTGCTTGGAAAGATCACTTTGCTAAATTACTTAGCGGTTATGATGTTGTATATATTGTTGGAGATAATGATGTTAAAGAAGATGGCACTAACCCTGGTGCAGAGTTCTCGCGGCGTGTCGCAGGGGAGGTGATCAACGGAACAATAGTACAATTACCACCTAATATGGACATTACGGACTATTACCTAGCTAATGGTGCGGATGCAACAAAGCACCTATTGGGGGTTCCAAATGTATGAGCAACTCAGACCTGATGGAACTAGCCAAATGGTTGGCGACTTACGGGATATTAGTAATCAAAATAGATTACGCCAACGAAACACTGCTGATCAAACTGCCACCAACCAAGGCATAAGCCAAGAGTTTATAGATACAGTCAGAGAACTATTAGATGAAGCAGGTAATTTACTTCTAAGAAAACAAATGGACTACGGTCCAACTAATATATCTAAAGCACCAGGTGGTCCGATCAACGGATTGCGTGTGCGTATGCACGATAAGATTGCAAGAATAAATAACTTAATTGATAAGGGCGTTGACCCACAGAACGAATCACTTAGAGATTCTTTTATTGATCTACTTAACTACTCCGCCATAGCGATTATGGTTCTTGAAAACAAGTGGCCTAGTGAGTGAAGATTTACACCCGACATTTTATGAGCTAGTACCTAGCGTAGCCATAGTTATAGTCCGCCGGTTTAAAGGGTGGGTAGATAAGAAAGATGTAATGCAGGAGTGTTATGCCTGGTCTCTATCTAAGAACGCACACTTCTTTGAGCAGTTAAATGAACCGGATCTTAACAAGCGTATTCGTAATGAGAAGCGTATTGCCTACCAGATGAGGCGTATGGCTGAACGCTACGCCCGCAAGGAGAAAGCAAGTAAGGCTGGCTACCACACCAGCGATGAATCTTTTTATGAGACAACCACTATTGCTCAGCTTCTACCCTTTGTAATCCAATCGGTACTGCACGGTACTGTGCTACAACAAGCACAAGATATGATTAACGATGGCACACCAAAGAAACCATCAGCCCCTGCTGAGAGCGGTAATCTAATTGCTCTCCTCCTTGATATTAAAAAAGCGTATGAGAAGTTAGATGTTGATGAAGCCAAGATACTAGAGCTTAGATACCACGATGCTTGGACTCTTAATCAGATAGCACAATACCT